TCATCAAAGAATGCAGGACGCCCAGCAGCGACACGAGACTTGTCAAACTTCTTCAATCTATCCAGTGCAGATGCTTCATAAACAGTTTCTTCACGATGAATACGTGAACGCATATCACGTGCTCTTGCTTGCATCCGTTCACGTGTTTGTCTGTCTTTAAGCTGCTCACGCTCTCTCTTCTGCTTATCCTCAGTTGAGTTCAGAGAAGCACCTTCCGACACACCACGTTTACGGATTTCATTCTTAGCTAGATTTTGATGTACCTTGTTAGTAGATGCAGCATGTGTATGAAGTTCCTGATCACTCTTATTAGACATGACCTTCTTGTATCTGTCGTGTCGAACACCACCAGATTCAACCTTTTCGGCAATGTACTTGTTAACACTTGCATAACCATATTGCTGAGGTGTTAACTTTGTACCAGAATTCAACCAAGCGTTCATTCCTTCGTAAAGGATGTCCTCAAGGATTTCATAAGCAATATCAAAACGCTCAGCCTTCTTTTCGATACCAGAAATATCTAAGTCTGCATATGCTTCCCAAAGAATATCGGCTGGATTGTGACTCTCAGTCTTTACCGATGATCTGGCCTTCTTAAGACGCTCAACTTCAGCCTTACGAACCTTTGGCATCAATCTTTTTGCCATTTTATCGATCTGTCCCTTCTTACGCTCAACAATCTTATCAATTGAAATTTTCTGAGCCGGACTAAGATTTTTATAGTTCTCACCCATTTTACCTGCCGAACGTTTACGGATGATATTTCTTGCAGCCTTAGCAGCTCTTACAACCAACCGTTCAGGTTTAGCCATAAGTTTCGCCTTGATCTTCTTTGCTCTCTTTAATCTTGGTGCCAAACGGCGCATCATGCGCGAACGCTTCATTCTTTGCATAAGATTCAGAGGTGCTTCAAAGATAGCCAAAGCCTCTTCAAGCATTTCCTCATCAATGTCTGGGCAGAAATCTTCTGCTAGAATCTCTTCATCTAGTGCATCGATATCAAGGAAATTGACGTATGTATCAAGTTCCTCATCAGTAATATCGAATATATCGTCAATATCGAACGTATCAGTCATTTTTGCTCCTTGCAGGTTTTCCGTAGACTTTACTACTGCAAGAGTATTTATAATAATCTAGTTCTTTGAACGCATTTCTATTATATACTTGCGCTGTGCATCGATCTGGTTAGACAAATCACGTTCTTCTATAAGTAACTTGTTGGGTACATCAACATTCTTTGACTCAAGTTCAGCAATTCTGGATACCACATTATTCCAAGATCGTCTCAAACTTTCCAGTTGTAGCTGCTCCATTCGAAGCATAACGCTGTCAAGCTTCCTCTCAGCAGCATGAACCTCACTGATCCATGCTGGCCTTGGAAGATTAAGCCCAATCGCAGAAGCACCGGCATAAAGACTGAAAATTGTCACAAAAACACCACCGATAACTTGCCACCTATTAATCTTCTGAAGTACGGTTGACATCTCTGTTCCTTTCAGCTCTCTTTTCCAAAAGTAGTAAGTCTAGAATACGGTCAACATTCCCATTCATATTGGTGATGTTACCTTCAATTAGAGAAAGTCTTGTATCAATTTTGTTTACAGTAGCCTCATTCTCGTTGATCCTATTCCAAATACGCACCCTTTGTTCAGTGTGGAATTCGTTACTTGACGCAATTGCGTTTTCGATTGCAACTCTTAGCTGAGTATTTTCAGTGGCAATACGCTCTCTCTGATTGGATATGGCGATGTTAACATCTTTGATATTGTCTTGATTTTTACCAATACCATCCCACAACCATCCAGCACCAAAGCCTATAATGCCCAGTAGCACACCGAACAAAGGAACAAGTGCCTTTAATGATACTGTCGCATCCTGTAACCTACTATCAACATGCACATCAATATGCGTTTCGTTTTCATCATGATGTTTTGGTTCATTTTTTTCTGTAGACATGTGTAATACTCCTTTACACATGTATTTATGAAAACTAATAACTGGGCAAAACATCCTTAAGTTGACCAAAAAAGGCAGGAGTACAACCACCAAAACCCCCACCGCGATTAAGGATTTTAGATATTCTCCTTGCCCTTGTTTCATCAGAGGTTGCTAATATAACTAGACTTGTTTCATTCTCATGAATTGACCAAATTGATCTGCTATTACCATCGATATCTGGTTTACAGTAAAGTTCGTACAGTTTCATGTTACCCCCCAAACAATGTGCTAAAGTCTTTTCTACCGGCCTTTTTTGTCACGTACTTCATACTATCATCCTCATTCGCTCTCTCCCCGAAGGTAGAGTTATCCATGACACTTTTATCAGAATCAGCCAAGTATTCGGGTTGCTGTACTGAGAACAAACGCTGTTTATCAATATCAACACCAAGAACAAATTTACCGTTCTTCTTAGAGTTGTTATACCTTGTCTTCAACTGTTTGAACATTATCTGTTGAAGTTCATCTAATTGTGGTGTAGATACCAAGGCAAACATGAAGTCAGCAGTAGCGGGAAGACCGAAGGATTCAGCAGTGTCTTCAAGACCCGGATCACTATTAGCAAACCCCGATCTCGTTAGCTGTGTTGCAGACCAAACACGAAGATCGAATTCTACGCCGATACCACGTATCTCTTCAGCAGCAGCCTTCACTGTTGTATATGAATTCGTAGCACTTCCAGCCTTGAACCGAACCGAATTCATAAGATTGATGTAGTCAACGAAAATCACATGTGGTACGAAATTCTTCTTGATCTTAAGCTCATTCAAGAGATACCTAATGTGGTTAGCGTTAACCGATGCTGAAGGATACTGTTTCACGATCACTTTACCACCAGTCTTCATCTTGATCCGCTGCATCTTCGTAGAATACTGTTCCTTCGTGATTTTACGAAAATTGTCCGTACTCATATTAAGAAGATTGGCATCAATACGCTCAGCGATTTCCTCTTCACCGATCTCAAGAGTAACATACAAAACGTTCTTACCCTGCATAAGATAATTCGCAGCAAAGTGAGCAAGCACCATCGTCTTACCAACATTTGTTCCTGCAAGAACAATGTTCAGTGTCTTACTAGGAATACCACCACGGGTAATTGTGTTCAGCTCATCGATATCGAATGGAAGCCTTTCAGCCTCATCGTTATAATGATCGAAACGCGCCTCATAATCCTCAAGGTAATCATGGCCAATGTTGGTATCAAAAGACACCGCAAGAGCATCTTGTAGAATTTGGGGAATTGCACCCTTATCAAATTCTTTATCCTCACCATCAATAATTGAAAGGCTACGGATCATAGCAAGGTATATTGATCTATTAAGGCAATAATTTTCGGTGCTATCCAACAGCCATTGGAAATCCTTTTCGGTATACTGTATGTCGTTTACATACTTCACACAGGATTCATAGACATCCTCACGAATGTGTGTACTATTTTCTAACTCCAAAATTAGGGTTTCTTTTGTTGGGACACTTCCATATTTGTTTACAAATTCCTCAATGCTTGTAAACAATGCCTGTTCATAATCTGTCTCAAAAAATTCTTCCTTTATGTATGGTAGAACTTTTCTGGTGAACTTTTCATTATGAATTAGATTACTGATAATCTCTGTTGATATTGTCATTATTTTGTGGTTCCGCCTCTTTAGATACAATAAGGTGTACAAGAATGTCACCAAGAACTGTTTCGAATTCCTCTATACTGCTTTGTTCGTCAATACCTTCTGGCATTTCTACAATGTCATACTCAAAAGAAAGCCGCATACTACCGTTTTCTTCTGCTATTGGGCTTGTCACCTTTCCATAGGTGTAACGAACCCCAGTATATTTTCCTTCTACGATCTCGATGATTGATGTCCCATACTCATCAGGTTCTTCATCAACTAGAATTTTATACGTCTTCGCTATCGAGTTCATCTCCTTCAATACCCCCTTCTTGACCATTGTTTGTGCCATAAGAAAACTCCTTTTTCGCAGCTTCTTCAAGAAGTGCCATGACATCATCCGTGAAGAACTTTTCAGGATTTTTGTAAATAGTCTTCTCAAATGCTGTATCACCGTTTGGCATCTTGACCTTGTTGCCAACCTTCTCAAACACACCATGATTCAGCCCAAGAGGAACCAGACCATAGTATTTATCAAGACCGCTATCATAGAACAAACGAGCTTTAACCTTTGTGTTCTCTTTACTCATCCGGGACTTGAACATCGTTGACGTGATGATAGCACCAACAACTGGACCTGCTGCACCATCTCTCTCTTTCGCCTTAGACAAATATGCGATCTGAGATGACGTGTATATCGTTCCAGAACCACCAGACATAACCTTTGCAGCGTACATCTGACCAACAGCCTCATACACATGGTTTGTACAGATAAGTGGAACCTTCGCTTTTGCCAACTTCAGGTTTAGTGTTCTGAATGTGGCCTTGATCAACTGTGCTCTTGTCATATCTCTGGTATCAGAACCAGACGTTGAATCTTCCATCTCTTTAGCGGTAGACAACTGACCCAAGCTATCAAGAATAATGATCAGTGGTTGTGGATCAGACATTTTTTCATATGCCTCTACCAGCTTAAGAGCCTTAGTTCTAAATTCCTGCACCGTTTGTGGTTCCTCAATAATAACACGATTGGCATCAATACCACGATCAGTAAGCATCTTCTTTGTCACTGCTGATTCCGTGTCGAAATACACACATACACAATCAGGGTTCGATTCAAGGAAAGTCTTCAGAACAGAAATAGCAAAGAAAGTATTGTGATGAATAATTGGATGTTCCGGGTTCGAAATATACCAATGTGGTTCTCCGATTGAGATATCATAAACTGTCTCAGCACCAAGAGGAATCTTTTCAACAATAACATCCTTGCCATTCTTCAGATCGGCATGTGTGGCGTCTTCAGCCTTTGTTGGGTTACCATCTTGAATAAACAAATGGCCAGTAGAGCACTCGAAAGCATTACCGCTCTCAAACTCTACACGAACCACATTGTGATCGTTCTTACACACCACCTTTTGAATCTTGGTAAGGCCAACATGAGGGGTCTCCACATAGATATCGTCAAGTACATCACAGGAGTCTTCGTGTTGTTGGTTACCATATAGGTCATACAGTTGTTTATATGTCAGTTTAAGCGGAACTAGGTTCATTTAGTATTCTCCATATATTTATGAAATTCTCTTCAGTATACAAAAATACTAAAGAATTTCTTTTAGTCTTTCTGCTGTAGTTTCATCACAATATACTGTAATCATCTCACTACCGCGTGCACATTTCCCGGTCGAAGGATCACCCGCAAATGTGAATACTCGATTGTTAGGGATACCCCCATACAATGAACCAGAATACTGAGCATTGAGAATGTACACACCAGTATCAATAAGACCTGACACCTCAGCACTATGAATACCCTCAGCGGCAATCATCGCACTTTCACCCATTTGTTTTGCTAAGTCTGCTGCAAAATTATTTGACATATAGTTATTCTCCGCGTGTTAATAGAAGTAGTTTGTCTATCATTTGTTGAATTGGCTCTTCTCTATTTGGCCAATTGATGTACTGTTTCTCTGGATTCTTCTGTAGGTTAAGTAATAGTGGCATTACCAACCTCTCCAACTGTAATAGAACCTCTGGTGAAGCTTCCACACCTTCATTGGCAGACATCATGCTGAGCACATTATCAAGCTTATATTCCAATGTTTGCAACTGATCCCGAACACCATTATCAACAGGGGCATTAACAGGTGTTGTCGATGGTGGGTCTTCCATACTAAAACCAAAATCCATAGTGTTATATTCGTCCGGTAAATTAGCCATTAAACAGCCCTTTCAACGATGGTGTTCTTTTTGTGTTCCATCTTGCAGCTTCTGCGATTGTATCCAAAGGACTAATAACCGCTTTGTCATACTGAAGATCGTAGTCTATGTATTTATGCAAACCAAACTCGATTGGTAACTCTGATGAGAAACCAATTACATTTTCTCGTATTGTGTTTGGTACCTTCAGATACACAAACTTCATCTTGTCACCATCCTTAATTCGATCATAGTTGTTACCAACCCCAGTCTCTCCAAGAAGATTGTTGTACAGCAGAGATGCACGGACATGCATTGGTGTCCTAGAAGCATATATTGTTCGACTGTCGTGATACTTGGTGATGTTAGATACACCTCTTGGGAAAGCGATATCTTCAACACTCAATGTCTTGAACCTGTCACGTTCACTTTTCAGAAAGGATTGGAATTTCTCTTCTGTTGAAGTCAAAACCAACTCGATACCAGTTCTGATTGTTTCACGACACTCTCTTGGTGTTGACGACTTTACAGCCTCAATACCAACAATTTTAAGCTTGGGCGCTTCATACCGGACACCTTCCTTATCCCAGACCATCATTGCGTATCGTTTCTTACCAGTCCAAACAGCAGACTCCGCAATAACTTCACGCTTCATATGCATCATCTGTCGTTTTGCCCCAGTGTAGGCTTGTAGCTCTTCATAAGACTCGTTGATCTTCTCATTCAGAACTTCACGACACAACTTGTCTATGAAACTGATAATCTTCTCTTCACTTGAATCAGGAGCGATCTTATCCACGATATCCTGCAAATCCACGTATACCGAATCTGTATCAATGGCGATGATGTAATCTTTGTCAGTCTTCAGTGTCTTATTCAGAAACTCATTAATGACTTTCTCTGTCCACTTAATAACCATCTGCCCAGTTACCGTGATACCCTCACCAATACGGATATCGAAATACCTGAAATACTGGTTTGTCATAGCTCCATAAAGTGAATTCATTAGAATTTTAATGGCCTGTTCAAGACAAGCAAGACGTGTGATTTCCTTCTTAAGTTCATTCTTAGCAAAAAAATCGTCATTAGGTAGATGCTCTAGCTCACTCTCTTTTTTCAATCGCTCATTCTTATATTCGCTTCTCTCATTGTATACGCGCTCAACGATTGTAGGAATAACCCCCTCTTTATTCCTATCGAACAACTGCCCAGTAGAAGCCATACAGTAAGCATCATGATCAAAGCCAAGCTCAGGACGTTCTAACAAAGCATCGGCCTTATCACTTCCTTGGATATTCACTATGCCCTGAACAATGGTTTCGGGTGACATGTTGTACATCATCATAATATGAGGATATAGGGATTGAAGATCGAATGAAGCAACCCAACCATACTTACTTGGAACCGGAATCTTCACATATCCGCCCTTAATAGAGCCTTCCTTTTCCGAAAACTTCTTTGGTGGAATTACTATATTGCTCTTCGCTAACTCCTTAGCGATATAACTATCCCACACCTTGACCGTACCAAATGAATCAGATAGATTGGTGCCACTCTTGTACGCCACAGTAATCGCGATAGTGATCAAATCCATCTGCTCTTCAAATCGATCAATGATGTTCACATCTTTAATGTTGTAGTCAATATATTTTTGATGATCTGTATGATACAATTGCGAAAGTGACATACCCCCAAGATCGAGCTTGTTATCACCAAGAACCACCATAGCGATATAGTCCAGCCTATAGCTCTCCTGTGTGCCGTATGCATATCCAAACTTCTTGAACAGTTCCATATAATCGAGCTGCTGAATTCCTTGAACCGTGTAGGTAACATTTTCACTATACCCAATTGTAATGTACCTTTTGTAAATTACAGACCAAGGCGAAAACTTCTTAGCGACATCCTCACCAAGCACAAGAATCATTCGGTTAATCAGATATGGTATATCGAACATTCTGACATTCCAGCCAGTGATGATATCTGGATAGTTATCAATCCAATACCGAAGGAACAGAGATAGAAGCTCAGCCTCATCCTTACACTGGACATAATCA